CAAAGTACATCAGCAAGATACCCGCAGATACCATTGACGAGGAGCATATATTTGGCTCTATTGTCCATAAGGCGGAAGATTACGAGAATATAGCATGGGCTGTAGCTGTTATCCTTTTAGGTAACCACTTCACAGAGATAGTACGCCCGCCTTTTTGGCAGTTCTGGAAACGAAAGAAGCATATTACCCAAGGGGAGGTATTAGCTAATAAATTGACTAAAGCACCTATGTCTGAAATATCCGAAGCCTTTTTCAAGGTAATAGGGCAAATGGATATACGCTCTTTTTTCGTCATTTCCACTTCCCTCAAAGGAATGATGATCACAAAGCCAACGAAGGAAGTGGAGAACGAAACGACAGTATCTGGGGACTCGTAGGCTCGTTTGCAAAGCAGTACAGATTGACCTTTGAGTATGTCCTGAATATGAGTTATGCCAATGTAATGCTATATAGCTCAGTGATACCCTCGTATGATAATGACAAGAAAGACAAAAAAGAAGCACCAAAAAATGAAACAAGAACGGACTTTGCAGGCTTTCTCTCGAAATTAAAAGCAATCCAGTAATAAACAAACCACTATGCAAGAAAATGAAGGTAGACTACTCTTCGAGGTAAGAGCAGACCAAACAGATATAAAGAAAGATATTGAGGCTATCAAAAAACAATTTGAGAGCCTAACAGAGAAGACAAAAGAAGAGGGCAAAAAACAAGCCGAAGTATGGCAGAACCTTGTCAAGGGGGCTACTGCCTATTTTACTTTGCAGGGAGCCTCTGCCTTCATTAAGCAGGTGGTAGCTGTCCGCTCGCAGTTTCAACAGCTTGAAATATCCTTTGGCACTATGCTAAAGAGCAAGGAAAAAGCCAATGAACTAATGTCGCAAATGGCTGATTTAGCAGCTAAAACCCCTTTTGGATTAGAAGAAGTATCTGAAGGGGCTAAGCGTTTGCTTGCCTTTCAAGTCCCTGCCGAGGAAGTAACCGAGACCCTCCGCCGTATGGGTGATGTCGCTGCGGGATTAGGTGTTCCTATGGGGCAACTTATTCATGTGTACGGACAAGTCAAAGCGCAAGGAAAGCTAATGACCAATGACCTATACCAGTTCATGAATGCAGGTATTCCTATCATTGCTGAATTGAGTAAGGTTGTGGGTAAGAGCGAAACCGAGATTAAAGACATGGTTTCTGCGGGGAAAATAGGCTTTCCTGAGGTACAAGCCGTTATCAAGAATATGACTAATGAAGGCGGGCTATTCTTTAACCTAATGGCAGAGCAGAGTAAGTCATTAGGAGGGCAAATATCCAACCTTGGGGATAGCTTCGACCAAATGCTTAATGATATAGGAAAAGCAAGCGAGGGCTATATATCAGGGGCTATTCAAGGGGTTACTTTCTTGGTTGAGAATTACAAGACATTAGGAAAGGTGATAGCGGGGCTTATTGTTACCTATGGAGCGTATAGAACTGCTGTATTGGTGAATATTGCACTTACCAAAGGTTGGGCAGTAGCAGCCAAGGAAGATGCTATAGCTAAAGGCATACAGACTGTTGCTACCAATGCTGCCACTGTTGCCACTAAAGCCCTCAACGCCGCTATGAAAGCCAATCCCTATGTATTGGTAGCTACTGCGGTAGTTGGGTTAGGTGCTGCTATATGGGCATTGAGAGACAAAACTACTGCGGCAGATAAGGCACAACAGGATTATAACAACCAAAAACAACAATCCATAGACTGGGAGCAGCAGCATAAGCAAAAGATTGATGAGCTTATAGATAGTGCTACTAATCAGGCGTTAGCTGATACAGACAGACAAAAGGCACTTATTCTTCTACAAAAAGAGTATCCGAATATCTTTGCTAAATATGATATTGAGAAACTAAAACTTGCCGATATACTCAAGTTAAAGCAGGAGATAGCGAAACACGATTCAGAAGAGAAGAAATTCCAACGTACAAATGACTTTTTGAAATATCAGGATTTTGAAAAGATTTTGAACAACGCGAAAGCAGGTAAAAGCGGGTATAATGTAAATGAACTGAAGAAAAATAGTGCTTTTGATAAGGAAATGACTCGTGTGTTTGGCAACTCTTGGGTTCATAAAATGGGTGAAGTTAGTGAGTACATCAAGGAAAGACAAAAAATCGCCAAGAATGATGTAAAAGGAGATGTTTTAGCTTCTTGGAGCTCTAATATAAAGAACTTATCAGAGAGTGAGATTAAGAAGGAGTTAGAGCACCGACAAAAACTCATTGCTGACTTGCAAAAGCAAAAGAAAGCAGGTAATAAATGGGCGTCTCATGGGGTGAATTTTGGAGGTGATTGGTTTGCTTTCAACGAAGAAGAACTACAAGCACAAAGTAAAATTCTACAAAGTCAATTAGACAAACTCCACGAGCAGACATATAGTTATACTGACCTATCTAAGAAGTACGCTGCTGCGGTAAAACAAGCTGAAAAGGAACTATCTGATATTACCAAAAATAAAGCAGGGTATAAGACTGAGGATGACTATAAACAAGCTGTTGCCACTGCAAAAGAGAACCTTAAACAAGCCCAAAAGGTATATGATGATTTTTCTGTAAACAAACCAAAATCATCTTCGAAAACCTCAAAGGCTAAATCCGAGCTTCCTACTTTTGACTATGAAAAGGATAAAAGGGACAAGGAACGTTTGGAAAAGGATAGAATGTTTGAGGAGGACGAAGCTAAAATCAAAGCCATGAAGGACGGCACAGAAAAACGTAACGCCCTGCTTGTCTTTGAGTATGAGAAACGAGCCGCGACAATCAAGCGAAACGGAGAAGATGAGTTACAGGCTTTTATTGAAACAGAGAAGCAGAAAGCAGAAGCAGAGGGCAAGTGGAAGAAAGGGCAAGATTTTAACACGGATACCCCAGCCATTCAAGAAGAAAAAGCGAGAATATATAAAAATCAGGAAGTCCTCAATCAGGACAATTTAGACGAATATACCCGCCAGCAAGAGGCTATGTATAAAGAGCTATTGGAGAAGTACCAAACCTATACAGACCAGCGCAAAGCCATTGAGGAGAAGTACAATGCCGATATTGCCGCCTTGCAAGCCAAGTTAGGGGCAGATGCTCCACAAGTGAAGAAAGCACAAGACGAAAAAGCTCGTGAGCTTAAGAAGCTCGATATACTCTACAAGAAAGAGGGTACAGCCATTGCTAAACTATTTGAGAACCTACGTAAAAAGACAGTCAAGGAGATACGCCAAACCATAGTCGATGCTGAAAAAGAGATTGACCAGCTGACAAGTATACTTGACATGAGCGATAAGGACAATGTGGACTATGTCCAAAACCTCCGCCAGCAGTTAGAGCAAGCAAAAGACACAGCAGACCGTAGCGATACAGTCTTTGGAAGACTTGGTAAAAATATTCAAGCTATATTCAAGTTTAAACCCAATACGATAGAATGGAAGGAAGCGCTCCAAGGTGTCCTTTCTGATGCTCAGTCTATCACTGGAGAATTTGGACAGTTAGGGCAAGAGTTTGAAAAATTAGGGCAGAGTACGGGGAATGATAGCTTGAGAAACTTTGGAGAAAGTATAAAAGAAATGAGTAGTATTGTAAGTAAAGCTCTTTCTTTTGCACAAGTAGGAAATTCCGTAGGAAGTGGATGGGGAGCAGCAATTGGGGCTGTAGTTGGTACTGTTTATGGAATTTATGAAAAAGTTGAAAGTGATAAAGAAAGAGCAAGACAAAGAGAAAAACAATGGAAAGAGGAGCAATATCAATTAGAGAAAAAAATAAATGATCTTATTGATGAAAGAATCTTAAAAGGGGAAAAATACTCTAATGCTTTAACAACTGATAAAATAGGTAAACAGATAGATGTTATTAAAAATTACAATGACAAAGTGAACAAAATTCGTCAGGACTTGATTAATGCACAAAATAAACAAGTTTTCGACCACTTTCGAACAAGGTGGGTTTGGCAAAAATCAAATTGGGGAATACCTTATTGGGGGGCGGAGAAAGTTGCTGAAACAAAATCATTTAAGGATAAGTTTGGTTCTTTTGTTGATAGTAAAGGGGAAATTGACTATCGTTTTTTAGACAAATTTGATTTAAAAGGGTTTCAAGATTTTGCAGAACACACCCATAATACAGACCAAGAAATAGTTAATATAATTAGGAGTGTACAGGAGGCTAAAGAAAAACTGAAAGAATATAAAAATGTCATCAAGGAATATACTCAACAGACATTTGGAGAATTAGGAACAGGCTTTGTGGATAGTATTGTTTCTGCGGTAGAGAAAGGAGGAAATGCATTTGAAAACTTTGGACAAACAGTGGCTCGTGTAATGAAAAATGTAATAAAACAGACTTTAGTAACAGAGCAAATCAAAAATCATTTTGATCGTTTTCAAAATGATATGGATAATTTATATGCCTCTTCTATAGGTCTTAACAATGAACAAGTATATGAAAAGGTCAAAAATAAAACTATTGATTTTGTAAATAATATTCTAAAACCTGAAATCCAAAAAGGAGAACAAAAAGCAAAAGCAATGTTTGATGCTTTGGAACAATCAGGAATAAAAATGTATGATGAACAAGGTCGTAGAGCTACAGAAAAAGGATTTGCACGAATGAGCCAAGATAGCGCAGATGAACTTAACGGTCAGTTCAGATTGCAGACCCAACTAAGCGCAGAGATAAGGAATGCTAATTTACAGATAGCTAACTCTATTAAAGAAATGCATCAATCAATGCAGAGTAATGCAGCAAGGCAATTGCAGCACCTTGCAGGAATTGAAGCTAATACCTATAAACTTCACAAGATAGAAACAGATATAGCTAATATGAAAGCAGGTATAAATGAACTTACCACGAAAGGAATTAAAATAAGGACATAAAAAAGCCCCAATAAAGGGGCTTTTAGTTTATTTGACTTTCCTATAGAAATCTTCTCTTTCCGAAATAATGTCAATTTCAAATCCATATTTAGTCACTTTTTCATATTTTATTTTAAACATTTCCCTTCCTTCAAAATAAGGAGATTTTTCTGTCCACTCTGCCCATTCATAACTATGTTTATAATAAGTATTGCTTTGAGGACGAAACTCTATAAAATAATACATATGTCGATTATTTCCTCGGAACTCATAAGAATATTCTTTTTGTTCAACTAATCGTGATTTTTGTGTCTCAAAATACGACCCATTAAAAAGTCTATAATCATCCTTTGTAAATTCAAAAGAATAATCAATACCTCCTGATATATATTCCCATCTACCAACCAACCATTCTGGAACATTCAGCTTATACTGACTAAAATCTTCTTCCTTATCCTCACCCTTAGAGCACCCCAAGGCAATTAGTCCTATGAGTAGCAATAATACTTTTCTCATGTGTTATGTAATTAAGTTAGTAAATTTCAATAGTATGTAATAGGCGTTCCTTATGGGTGTAAATATCGTCCAAGCTGTCAAGGAGTACCTTTTCGGAGCTGTCTTTGCCTTTGTCAAAGAACTCGATATATTTCTTTGCCCCGTTGAAATGCAACCTACAAATTGGCTTACGGTTGTTGTCATCAAGTAATACCCCAAAATAGGAAATAGTATCTCGGTAGGCGATACGTGAAGCGGGTATTTTCTCCCTGAGAATAGCTTTGACTATCTGAAAACCTTCTAATTCTTCTTCGGTAGTGATAATCCTGCTTTCATCTCCCTCGTCTATAGGCTCCATTTCTTCGGGTTCGTCCTTTGGCTGTTGTGTTTTTCCTTCATTAATATCAAGGGCTGTTTTCAATCGTGTATTGATTGAATCTGTGAAATAGGAAGTCATTGCACGCCTTAGATACTCACGGAATATTTCCAAACGCCCAGAGGTGATTTGTTTATCAAAGAATCGACGCGCCAACAGCTTGATAAAATCATCGGAAGGTTCCTGTATTTCCTTCTCGAACTCGTTTTTGAAAGCACGTACATACTTGAGAGCTTCAGCGCTTTCCAATATATTATCAATGCTAAAGGTAGCCTTGGTAAACTTCACCAGCTCCTTAATGGTGCTGTCCTTGAGGTTAGCCAAATTCACGGTAAGAAAAGGATTGTTATCCATGATATTTGGTTTTTCAAGGTCTGTAAAGAAGTCATACACGATCCCATTGGTAATAACTCCAAAGCGAGCATCTGTAACGTGATAGTATCGGTGTAACTGGGAGTTGTGTGCATTGATATTCTCTTTCCAATGCTTGCACTCAATGATGATTACTACCTGTCCATCCTTCTTAATAACATAGTCCACCTTTTCCCCTTTCTTAGTGCCAATGTCAGCCACATACTCAGGAATAACCTCAGTAGGGTTGAATACATCATAACCGAGTATTTGCAAGAAAGGCATAATGAATGCATTTTTAGTAGCTTCCTCTGTGTTAATTTGTTCTTTTAGGCTCTCTACACGATTGTAAAGCTGCTCCAATTTGCTTTTGAGTTCTGCTTCTATTTCCATAGGAATTTTGGTATTAATAAAATCAGCCACAAAATTAAGAAATTATAAAGAAATAAGAAAGAAATTTAACGTTTAAAAAAAGATGCTCGTTTTTAAGAGGTTTATATCTCTATTTTCAACTGTTTAAGCATCTCCCTATCTTTCTTGGCTTTATTGATCTGATAGATAGCGGTAGTGTTTTTATTAGTATGGGAAGCTAATAGCATAGCGGTATCACTATCTAAATTATCAAGCATATAGTGCTTGAGGGCGTAAAAGTCAGCTTCAATGCCGAGTTTATCCTTTACATTTCGTTTCCAAAAGCGGGTAACAATCTCAGTATGTCCCATCTTTTTACTTGGCACAAAGTTCAATGAAAATAGGTAATCATCAGGACTTTGACACTCCTCACATACTTCTTTCCAATACTCCAATGCGGGAGTTAATATAACTTTAGTACATCGTTTGTACTGTCCGCCTTTTTCAAGGAGTATGACGAACTCCTGCTTATCCAAATCTACATCTTTGCGTTGTAA